GCATTTCCTGCTGATGTTGCAACCGCAGCTCTAGTTGTTAAAACTGATGATGGTATTCCAATCCCTTTAAATGATTGACCTGTGTATCTAGCTTCATTTCTAGCTTCTTGGTCCATCTCTTTAACAAGTCCCTCCATTCGTCCTGAATATGCTTGTTTCATAGCATCTTGAAAGGAATAATCTCTTATTTCTTTAGATTCTTTTGTTGAAACTGTACTTGTAGATTTAGATGCAATACTTGCATTTAATTTCTCCATTCTTTCTGACCTTTCAATTTTTTTGTCTAGGTCTTTAATTGTAGAATCAAACGCATCAAATTCGTTTGTTTCTTCTTCTGTTAAGTCGCGCTTTTCTTCTTTTGCCTGACTTACAAGAGTTTCCATATTTTCAATAATGGTTGCTCTTTCTTGTTTAAAATTTAAACTATCCATTTTTTTTGTTGTTTTTAATTATTTTTAATTTTAATTCCATCAGGTTTCGTTTGTGCAAATCCTGTTTTATTTTTTGATTTTCGTGTTTTTCTTTTTGTAAATTCAAATTTCTTTGTGCTACACTTGAAACTTGTGCGGTTGCTTGAGGGTAAGCAGGGATTGTTACAGGAGATACGTCTATCAAACGAGCAACTTTTTCAATTGTTCTAATGTGTTCACCATCTTTTCTTTCCCATGAATCTTCTTCAACTATAAATCCAAATGATGATTGTGAGATGTTTCCTGCCCTTAAATTAATCAATAAATCATTTCCGTATGATAAACCTTCAGGAACATCAAAAGAGTATCTTAGACCTTTCGAATCAACACTTAAAGTCAATGAATTATTGTCTGTTCTGGCTAAAGGATAATTCATATCGTGATTTATTAAAGCTACAACAGAATCTTCCATAACACCATCAAATGCCCTTTCTGAAATTAATTCTCTAAAGCCACCTAGATTTTCTGATAATGAATTAAAAACAGAAGCATAACCAACAACCCTTCTTTCATTGTCTTGGTCTAATCTCATTTCAGTTGTAATAAAAGTTCTTCTTTCAAATCCTTCTTCTTTAGTTAAACTTCTATACATATCTTCATCATGGTCGCCTTTTGCAACTTCTTCTTCTTCAATTACTTCTTCAACCATTTCTTCATCTTCTTCATATTCTTCATCTTTTAAATAATGAATAACATAATGTGTTTCCGTTTCTTCAATTTTATCAATGTGCCTTTTATCTATTTTTTTCATATCAATATTTTTTTCTTCTTTTTCTATTTTTTCTAATTTTCTTTTTGACCATGTCCTCATGCTTTCACCACCCCACAATAAATAACTTATTGTTCCACATGCTTCATCATCAGAAGGATTGTAATATTCTTTTGCTCTAGACAAATAAGAATAAACTCTTTTTAAAACTGACAATGAAAATCCTCTTTTTGCAACTATATCTTTTGCACGATTTTTTCCAACCAAAGTTGCACATTTATTTCCTTGTTCTTTATTAAGTTTTATTCCACGTTTTGCGTTATTAACCGCAGATTGTGGATAGTCACTATAAGTTTTCGCCATCTTCTGTATTTCTTTTTTGTCCTGCTTCACCTAAATTTAAAGGAACATAATGTTCATCTAAACCTTTTACTCTATTTAAATCTTCAAATTCTCTAATTTCGTTAGCAGATAAAACCCCTATTTCAAACAATCGTCTATAATAATCACCTCTCGAATCAACATCTGCTCTTAATAATTCTGAAACTCTAAACTTGACATAAGAGTTTTTTTGTTCATTTACAGAAAATATTTTTCTGTTAAATTCCTGTTCAATATTAACTAAATATGGCATCAACGTATAAGTAACAAATTCAATTGATTGTTGTTCAATGTTGTTGTTTGTACTTCGTTCCAAATCCATTATCATATGTGGTTGAACTCTAAATATTCTGGCTATTTCTGAAATTGTGAATGACCTATTTTTAACAAATTCTGCATCTACTAATGGAACAGAAATTGGTTTGTAATTTACACCACCTTCCAGAACCGCAGTTTGGTGTGATTTATAAACACCACCAAAACGATTGTTCCATGATGTTCTTAATCTTTGTGCAGATTCTTCTGTTAGTTTTCCATCAGTTTGCAAAACTCCTGAAAGTATTGCACCATTTTCAAAAAACTTTGCACCAAATTTTTGTGTTGCTAATCCTAAACCCAATGCTTCTCTACATGCAGTAATTGGTGATTTTCCCTTTACTCCATCAAAAGATAATCCAACAAAATGCAAAACTTCTTTGCTTTGATAAACCTTATCTTCATCTTGAATTGTATAATAAGATTTACCATCCGCACCAACTGAAACTTCAACTCTATCTGGTTCAATAATTTTAAAGCTAATAGGTCTACCGCCACCATTTCTTTCAATTAAGGCATAAGCATTTCCATACAATAATAAATGACATACCATAGTGTTCCTGAATTGAAAACTTGTGTAATTCTCTGAAGGGGCATTGTGTAACAAATTCTGTAAGGGTGAATCGTAAGAAATTTGTTTTGCGCCCTGCTTATCTCTATTGTACACATTTAAGGGCAAAGATGCAATCGTAGAAGATATTAAATTAACCGCACTCCATACCGCAGTTAATTGCATTGCTCCTTTTTCAGAAACAGGAACACCAGATGATGCAATTCCAAATGAATCTAAAAAGTTTGTTGTACTTCTTTGTTCTTTTTTTGGAAATAAAAAATCAAATACACCCATAGTTATTCTAGAATAATTATACTATATAGTAAATATTATTTAATTCTACAATAAACTTTTAAAAATTTAATGCTTTTATAATTCCTTTTGATGTTATTGGAATGTCCATTTGGATTCTGGTTGTTTTAATTCCTATTGTTGGAACATTTGCAATACCTCTTTTAACATGACTTTGAAATTTTATGGCATCTTTTTTATTTGCAAATGCTTTATGGGATTCATGTTCAACTGAATCATCATGTTCATAAGTGTTGTATTTTACAATATATACTTTAATAATTTTTAGTTTTTAGTTATTTAATAATTCGGTTTTAGTAATCGGTTTTTTCTTTTGTTTTGATTTTACAATTAAGGATAGGGAAAGGAGGTTGAAACACTACTAACATTCCTCCTCCCCTAACCTGCAAGACTATAATTGTCTTGCAACTACTCTTACATGACCTGCAAACTTCTCACTCCATTTGCTCACTATATCATCAACCTTGCTTTCAAACTTTGTGAAAGAATCATTTGTAGAATCAGACCAAAGAATCCATCCTCCCTGTGCATTGTCTTGTCTTAATGATTGACCACAATCTCTGTTGATGTCTTCTGCAATTTCTTTGTTTGTTATTACAACTCCACACCATCCTGCATCAAGAACTCTTGGTGCATCTTTCTTCCAATCTTCTGAAAGAACTTCCAATGAATCTTTGAAACCATAAAAGTTGTTGATTGTGTTTTTCATTTTTTGTTTTTTGATTTCTTGTGGACATGGAACTGCAAATGTTTTTCTTTTCTCTATCTGTGAATTGATTTTGGTTATGTCTGACAATAACATCTTCCATAGTATAAAAGAATCAACAATAAGTTCTCCCATCTCAACCTCTAATGGTTCATTTGAATTTCTTAAGTCATTGATTATTTTCTCACTTCTTTTGAACCATTCAGATGTTTCTCTGTCTGTTGTTTGGTCTAATGCAAACAACAATCCTGAACCCATCATTGCATTTGACAATTCAAGTGCAGTTCTTCTCAATGAGTTATTCCATTCTTTTTGTTCTCCATTATCTGCTCCTAATTGGTGCAATTCAACATTGTTATAGTTTGAACCTCCTAATGAAAAATCTTTTACATCTAACATCTCCATTTCAAAATTCTTCCATTTGTCATAGTATTCAACACAAGATTTCTTCATATCCTTAAGGACCTTGATGTTTCTTTTCAATGCTTTCTCAATGTTTCTGTTTGACTGAATTTCACATGCTTCATATATTTCAAATTCAGTTGGTGTGCTTGTATCTGTTTGTGAAATACATGTAATGAAGAAGTGAATTAATTGTGCAAGTGTGATAAATCCATATCTTTCAAGTTTATAAGCAACTATTGGACAAGTGAAGTAGTCTGCAAACAGGATTTGAGATGTATGAACTGAACCAAAGACATATTTGTTTGCACCTATTTGAACAAAGTCTGCTTTTAAACATTCTGCAACTGCTTCTTCTTCTTTTCTCCATTCTAAAAACTCATCTCTTTGTTGTGCAGTCTTTATAGTTTCAAGAGTTGCCCAATCTCCTTTCTTTGGAAGATTAGCAACAAAAGTTGATTTCCCTTTCTCAAATCTTTCTCTTGTTGCATCCTCTCCAACAGAATCTATGTTGTTGTTAAATACTATTGATGAATGAATTGCTCCTTTTGTGATTTTTGTAGTGTTCTTTGTAGTGTTCTTTGTAGTGTTCTTTGTAGTGTTCTTTGTAGTGTTCATTTTTAATTTTTTAGTTTTTTTAATTTAGTAACCAACTTTAATTACTTTTAATTTTTTAAGTTGTTGTTTCTGTGTCAAAGATAATACAATTTTCCAAATAATGAAAGAATTTTTCATTTAGTTTGCATAAAAGTGCAAAGTTTTTTCATTTTACTCTGATAATCAAGGCAAAAAAAAATTAAAAAAAAATTGAAATAAGTAAAAAAGATTAATTATTTTTTGTGTTACCTCTGTTAAATTTTTTTATTTTTTTTCCTAGATTTCATGGTTTTAAAGGATTGATAGGTTCGGTATTTACTTTTACCATGCTTTTCAAAATGTTTTTCTTCTACTTTTTCCCACGCAGAACGTCCATTTTTTGAATCATAATGAGTTTCAAATTCTTTTAAATAGTCTTTAAATCTCATATAAATAAAATGTCTTTGTTATCATAAACACTTCTATCATCTTCTTCTTGATTCATATATTGTGCTAAAGCCATGACCATTGAAACAGGACCATCAATTTTAGATTTAGATTTTGATTTACTAAATTTTATATTTCCTGCTGCATCACTTTGGATTTGAACATTAGAAACCATCCATTTCATAACAGGATTATCAGCATGATTTAATTGTTTTGAATAAACTAATTTTTCTAATTCTTTACATGGTGCTGACATACTTGCAAAACCCTGTCCAATAGGATTCATTTTAACACCCTCATCAACTAAATTAATTACTAACTGACTACTGTTCCATCTATCAAAACCAATTCCAACAACATTAAAAGTTTCGCATAATTCTAAAATCTTTTCTTGAATGAAATTATAATCTGCAACATTTCCTTCTGTCATTATTATAAATCCATTTTGACACCAAGATAAATAATCAACACCATCAGAATCTTTTTTAGAATATACTTTTTCTTCAGGTAAAAAGAAAAACGGAACAACCTCAAAGCTGCCATCTTCATTTGGAAACATTAATGTCAATGCGGTTATATCTCTTGTAGATGCTAAATCAAGACCACCAAAACAATCCCTTTTCTTCATTGATTCTAAATCTATTTCGCTCAGATTACATGAATCCCATACTTCTTGATTTATCCATTTAGTTTCATTAGCAGTCCAGAGATTTAAATGCAATCTTTTAAATGTGTTTTCATAAGAAGCTATTTGTTTTGCTTTGTTAAATTGTTGAACGAAATAATCTTTTTTTATTATACTTCCAAAAGCTGGATTTGCCTTTTTCCATGTTTCTTCTTTGGTCCAATCATCTTCTTTGTCAGCCGCAAATATAACACCTAAAAATGATTCATCTTTTATAGCACCACTAATAACTTTTTTTGCGTAATCGTGTACTTCATAACAAATAGATTCTTTATCATAACCTGCGGTTGTAATGCAAATTGTTAATGGTTGTTTTCTAGCACCAGTTGATGTTGTTAACACATCAAATAATTCTCTGTTTTGTTGTGCGTGTAATTCATCAAAAATAATTGCACTACAATTGAAACCATGTTTAGTGTTTGCATCTGCAGAAATTGCTTTGTAATATGAATTATTTTTTTCTAGGGTAATTGAGTTTCTAAATACTTTACCTCTTTTTGATAATTCCTTATTATTTAACACTTGATTTTTTGCAATGTCAAAAACAATTCCTGCCTGTTGTCTGTCGGCAGCAGCACTAATAACTTCAGCACCTAATTCACCATCAGCATAAAGCATATACAATGCAAGTCCTGCACACAAAGTTGACTTGCCATTTTTTCTTGGAATCTCAATATAACAAGTTCTAAATTTTCTTGTTCCATCTTTACGTTTCCAACCAAACAAGGGTTCAATAATTTTTTCCTTTTGCCAATCTTCTAAAATAAATGGTTGACCTGCTAGTTCACCTTTGCAATGTGTTATGTATTTTTCTATAAATTGAACCGCCCTATCAGCAGATTTTTCATCAAAATAATAATCCATTATTCAAAAAAATTATGTTCATCTTTTATTTCTGTTGGTTGGGGTGCATTGATTTTTGTTCTTGCAGATGGTGTAAAGCCAAATTGAGTTGCTAATTTAATTGCATCTTGCAATGCTTGTTTGCTAACTGTAACCAAAGGAACAATTTGTGAATGCTTAACCCTTCCATCTTCATCACGATATATTTGAATCCTACCAGTTTCATGCAAAACTTTTTCTGTTTCTATGTGCAAAGCCATTGCGTTACAATATGCTTCAACCAAAGCTAAATCCACCGCATGTAACATTTGCAAAGTAAACAGTTCATTAGTAACTAAAACCCATTGTTCTTTTCCTGTTTTGGTTAACCAACTTGGGGGTTTTGGTGGTTGCTCAACTTTTGCAACTTGCATTTCATTTTCAACCTCTCTTGACTTTGCGTAAGTTCCACGAATTTTTTTTAGTTGTGTTGGAATTTTTTTTCTCCCTGTCATTTATTTTTTTTTTAAAACCCAAACTAAAACCAGTTTAAGTTCAGTTAAACTAGTTTAGACCCCCCCTGCTTTAGTTTTGCATATAAAAAACCAAAGCTGTGCGGTCGTCCCT